GGCTCCGGCAACGGCGGCTCCGGCGGGCGACAGTGCCAAGAGAGCAGAAGACATCTTGAAGTTGATTAGATCAAGACAAGCAAAATAATCTGACATTTTACCAAGGCCCTAATATTGACGTTAGGGCCTAGGTATGCTAAAATAGATGACACAAAGGACAAAATTATGACAAAAGTATTTGACGCAACAAAATTTAGGAAAAGTATTACAAAAAGTATACAAGGGCTAGGCATAGGATTCAGTGATCCAACTGACTGGATCAGCACAGGAAATTACGCATTAAACTATTTGATGACCAGTGATTTCAACAGAGGTATTCCACTAGGTAAGGTGACTGTACTTGCAGGTGAATCAGGAGCAGGTAAAAGTTACATAGCATCAGGAAACATCATCAAGAACGCACAGGATCAAGGTATATTTGTTATACTGATTGACACAGAGAACGCATTGGATGAACAATGGCTACAAGCACTAAAAGTAGACACGTCGGAAGACAAACTTTTAAAATTAAGTATGTCCATGGTAGATGATGTTGCAAAAACTGTTTCGGAGTTTATGAAAGGTTACAAAGAGCAACACGCAGACAACAAAGAAGGTGCACCCAAGGTGCTATTTGTTATAGACAGTTTAGGAATGATGCTTACACCAACAGATGTTAATCAGTTCGAAGCAGGAGATATGAAAGGTGACCTCGGTAGAAAGCCAAAGGCATTGACGGCACTTGTGAGAAACTGTGTGAACATGTTTGGAAGTTGGAACGTAGGACTTATAGCAACTAACCACACCTATGCATCACAAGATATGTTTGATCCAGATGACAAGATATCGGGTGGACAAGGATTTATCTATGCATCAAGTATTGTAGTTGCAATGAAAAAATTAAAACTAAAGGAAGACGAAAAAGGTAACAAAGTCACTGACGTAAGAGGTATTAGAGCCGCTTGTAAAGTCATGAAGACCAGATATGCCAAACCGTTTGAAGGTGTTCAAGTTAAGATCCCTTACGATACAGGTATGGATCCATACAGTGGATTAGTTGACTTGTTTGAGAAAAAAGGATTGTTGGTTCAAACAGGAAACAGACTGAAATACATCGATTCAAAAGGTAAAGAACACATAGAGTTCAGAAAAGCGTGGGTAGGTGATAAATTAGACATGATAATGTCAGAATTCAAAGAAGAGGTCCCTGCAGAAACAACAGAAGCAAACGAAGAGTAATGATAGATTTTACACACGAAGATATCGAACGTCTATGGAATTCAATAGTTCATTACGTGCCAGAAAGACAAAAACTAGACATGGCAATTGACTTTATCAAGAGCCTCGAAGACATCGGTGTAGAACATGATGAAATAAAAGCGTCTGCAGAATACGATCCTAAATTAGAAGAAGCAATTAATACTGTGTTCGAAGAGGACGATGAGTCAGACGGATACGGTTATGATGATTAACTGGTACAACGAAGTAAGTAGAAATCTCGACAAGATACCTGACTGCGTTGCATACTTTGACAAAGAATTACTAGAAGCAAAGAAGCAGTGCAAAATATATGGTAATCTAGAAAGAGCAAGTGCCTCACTGCCAGGCATAGTCGAAGAAAGGTTCAGTCAACTACAACAACTTGAAGCTATACTAGAATACCTAAACATAGAGTTGAGAAGATTAAGATCAAAGACTTTTAGAAAGTACTTAGAAAATTACAACAGAGCGTTATCAAGCAGAGATGCAGAAAAGTATGTTGACGGTGAGGACGACGTCGTTGACATGGACAAGATCATAAACGACTTTGCCTTGATAAGAAACCAATGGCTAGGCATCACCAAAGGTCTAGACCAGAAGCAATGGCAGATCACAAACATTGTAAAGCTGAGGGTGGCAGGTATGGAAGATGCCGACATCAAATAGAATAATACTAACAGACGTAGACGGCGTGTTGCTGGAATGGGAAAAGCATTTCTCGGACTGGATGTTACAGCGATCATACTACGAGAACGACGAAAAAATATATCCGTATAAACTTTTACCAAACAAACAAAACACATATGAAATGGCAGAGAGATTTGGCGTTACTATACCGGAGATACGTAAAGAGATAAGAGAGTTCAACAAGAGTGCATGGATGGCAACACAGTGCCCAATGGAGGACTCACAAACTTGGGTAAAACTATTGGCCGCGGAAGGATGGACCTTTATACCAATAACCTCACAGACATCAGATATACCGGCACAAATTGTAAGGAAAAAAAGGTTAGGACAATTATTTGGTGAACACATTTTTAAAAATTATCACATCTTAGACACAGGTGCAGACAAAGATTCAGCATTAGCCGAGTTTCACAACACCGGACTGTATTGGGTGGAGGACAAGCCAAAGAACGCTGTAGCCGGGCTCAAATACGGTTTAAAGCCTATATTAATTGACCACCCATACAATCACGACTTTGAACATCCTGACATTATCCGTGTAAGTAATTGGAAACAAATACATGAAATAATGTCCGGAAGAAAATGAAAATTTACGTAGGTCACGACAGCAGGGAAGACATAGCCTATCAGGTGTGTGAACACAGCATCAAACGTAGAGATCCGTCGGCCGAAGTCATACCATTGAAACAGAAGCAGATGAGGGACCAAGGACTGTACACTAGACCTGTAGATAAACTTGCATCAACAGAATTCACTTTTACAAGATTCTTTGTGCCATACATGAACGACTTCAAAGGTTGGGCAGTGTTTTGTGACTGCGACTTTTTATGGAAGATACCATCACATGAACTTACCAAACACTGTGATAATTCTAAAGCAGTTATGGTTGTGCAACATGATTATACACCAAAGGAAACGACCAAAATGGATGGACAAGTACAAACTGTATATCCTAGAAAAAATTGGTCAAGCATGGTACTATGGAACTGTGAACATCCTAAGAACAAAATACTTACACCAGAATTGCTAAACGATGAATCACCGAAATTCCTACACAGATTTAGTTGGTTGGAAGACAATGAAATAGGATCTTTACCGTTAGAGTACAATTGGCTTGTAGGTTGGTATAAAGAACCCAATAACGGCCACCCTAAAATACTGCACTACACTGAAGGTGGACCATGGTTCGATGGTTATCGAGACTGTGAGTACGCGGACGATTGGAAGAAAGAACTTATAAACTTATTCAGTGCATAATGATCTGGAATAAACTTAAAACCCATCATTACCATGATCAACCTGTAGAACATATATGTGCTGGTGATATTGTTGACAGTAGAGAGTACGATAGCCTGTATGAGAACCAAAACAATATTAATCACCAACACTGGAAGAAGTTTTGCGAACAGCATGATACAAAAGCGGAACTGAAAGAAAGTTTTGCAGATATAGATTTCAACAGGAATATATTATGCCTATGGTTCTTTAGGGAAAGAAGTGACGGCACTGCCGCTTACGTTCATGTTAACGGTAAACAAATAAAATACACAGCAAACACTTTCCTAATTACAAAATCAAAAAACATTAAGTTTGTACACACAAAAAGGAAATACATAAGAAGTCCTTTGGTACAACTAGATATCAATGAAGAAACTTACAACCGTTTGCTAAAAAGCATCAATAAAATTCTGTAAAGAGCTGACATCAGACTGACAATGCCTGTCACTAACTTTTGTCCAAACAAAGTTGTCTCTTTCACGAATATTAAAATTTTTCCGTATTTGCTTACCAGCATTATCGTCTAGTATCTTTTTGGCTTTGAATTCTACCGTAGGAAGATAGAGACATCTGTTAATTTTACGTGCTACTTTTTGTGTGTACGAGTCCACGTGCCAATGCCAAAAAAATGCAGGGGCAAGATATCCTAAAGTGTTTACCCAGTTACTATGGACTGCGAAATGTGGTGCTGGCAATGGCTTGTCGGGCCATAGTTTCGTCTTGTTAGTAAGTTGTTTGGTTCCTTTGACTCTGCCGTCGCTTGGCACAACCATTAAAATCCTATCATCATATTTGTTTATTTCATCCACTATTAATTGGTCCCAGTGATGGGTCTTTACTTGTACATCATCACCCATAAGCATAACAACATCGTTAGTTGCCTTTACACTCATTAAATTCCAGCTGTAACATGTTGATTGATTTGGGCCTATAGTATAATGTTTTTCATCAAGTAAGTCTTTGTATTGTTCTAGTTTTTCATCATCGTCATTTAAATAGAATAGAAATTCTGTATCACCCTTTTGTGTTTCTGTGGCAGTATCAATTAATCTCTTTGCTAGTTCGGGTCTGCCCCTCGATGGACAGCAGAAACTTATCATATCAATTTCTTCTTCCAGGTATCTGGGGTCTGATCATTTATTATTTCCAAAGGTAAATGATATTGGAACTTCTTCGTGCCTCTGGTCCTTATGTATTCGGCGGTCTTTTTCACAGACTGTCTCATGTTTGTCGCCGTGCTGTAACCTAATAAATCTCTTGCTTTGTCCGACGAACACACAGCTAGTTTTACTTCTTTAGGTCTATCCTTGTGGTGAATAGGCTCTAAGTTAAGTCCTGTCTCATTAGCACAGGCTTCCGCTAATTCGTTTATTGTTATAGGTTCTTCGTCCGGTCCTATATTAATTACTTCACCAACCACGTTGTTTTGAAATGCTAGTGCGTTTAAACAATACAAACAATCATCAATATAGCTGAAGCATCTTTGTTGTTCGCCATCTCCGTATATGATTGGTTGTTTACCTTGTAACATCCTGTTTAACATTATGGACATCACATTCCTGAATGGATCATCGTACTTCTGTCTTGGTCCAACTATGTTGTGAGGAACAGCAATGACATACTCCACTCCGTGCGTATCACATAGATTGCGTAATACATCCTCTCCTGCCTTTTTTGCAATTCCATACGGATCCTGTGGACGACATTCGTAATCCTCCTTGTATGGCATCTGTTCATGATGACCATATCTCGCCATGCTAGAACAATACACAATACGTTTTACTTTGTTCCTAATAGCCGCAGTAATTGTAGTCACGGAAGCTTCAAAAATATTCCTTGTTACCAGCACTGGAGAGAAAACAGAAAGTCCTTCGTAGGCTGTTGCGGCAGTGTGGTACACTATATCACAACCTTGCATTGCCTTTGTCATGTTTTCCAAATCACAACAATCAACTTGATGAAACTCTACATTCTGTGGCACATTGTCCGTATAACCACCAATCATGTTGTCATTGCCAGCAACAGTGTGACCTTCTGATATCATTAAGTCTGCTAGGTGTGATCCTAAAAAACCTGCCACCCCTGTTATAAAAATCTTCATTTAAAGTATTTAATTTATGTTATGGACGATAGAAAACTTTGTCCGGCCAGTGATCCATCAATCCCTTAAAGCCTAGTGAACTGATATAATTTTCTACATCTATGTTACTACTGCCATATTTTTTAGTGTTATTGTTTAATTCGATCATAAGGTACTTGACGTTCTCTAATGTCTTTGTTGCTCCTTTCAATACTTCCATTTCATAACCCTCAACATCAATCTTGATCATATCAACATCATCAAGACCCAAACTATCAATTGTTACCATTGGTATGGCTCCTTCGCCTAGTACCCGTTTACTTTGTGTAAAGTCGTCCTGTGATAGAGATATCATTTTACTTTCTGCACCAACGGCCAGTTGATGAGTCTCTATATCGTCACTGACATTTTTGACTAGACATTCATAATGTACCGCTTCCGGTTCAAAGGCAATAACTCGCCCACAGTACTGGTTCATGGCCATGCTCCATGTTCCGACCCATGCACCAATGTCCAATATGTGGTTAAATTTTTTATTGTGTTTCTTGCAATAATTTTGAAACTGCAACAAACATTTATTTTGTGTGAAAGGTTTTCCTGCCTTCCAGTCTTCCACATGTACGTCATTGCTAGGCACCCAGAATCCGTTAATCTTTTCTATATTCATTGTATAATTTTTTGGACTAATGGCATCAGCTGATCCGCCCATGCAGTCTGACCCATCGTGTTTGGATGTTCGTCTAATTCGGATACCACCATCTTTCTAGAGAGGCACCATCCGTGCTGTGTTTCATTGAAACTGCCTTGCAGTTTGTAATATCTCGTTTGATCTACCATCCGCAGTAAGTTTTTACACTCATCTGTTAAGGGATCGTCGAATCCATTATAAAGGGCATTGTACATAATATATGGTACACCGTTTGCCTTCAAATAATTTTGCATGTAAAGTATTTGCATTGATGTCTTGATCTGTCCCTCTTCCTCTATTGCAGGATAATATTCTCTTTTGTCTTTGTTCACCCATGGATCAAATTTTAAATCCTTGTAACCCGCACGCTCTTCAGGCCCTACAATTTTCCATGTGTGCCAATGACTGCTGTCCTGACTGGTGGTTAGGCCTTCACGCCTGTTGTAACTTGTCAATCCTATCAAAACGATTGAGTTGTCCAAATCCGTTTGTAACATATTTCTAAAAATTCTTTCGTTACTACCACCATTTTCTGCTATCATTTTATATTCCAACTGTAAAGCCCTCGCCAGTATTTTTCCACAATTGGTAGGTAGTCCTATCTTTATTTTGTATTTTTTTTCTAGTTTCCTTCTTCTTGCTACCTGATGTATGTAGGCTCCAGAATCCATACCTGGTATGTAAGTAGGAACTGCATTGCCAACAGCGAAAGAACAACCAAAGTGAACTAATTTTTTCATAACAGTCCTTTGTCTAGCAAGATTTCAACTGCCGTGCCATCCATCAATTCCTCGGGTGTAAACTGTTGATACGCCAGGCTATACAACCACGGTTCCGGTCCACCATAGTATGGATTCTCTATGTCAGCAAGTTCTGTGTTTGCCACATCCGTTGCAAAACTTTTATCGTGGCAGAACACAGGCACACCCTCACACATGGCCTCCACTGCTGATATTGAACAGCTTGTTACCACACACCACGCTTCTTTTAAGTCCTCGGATAGGGGTACCTTTGCCTCACTCGGTCCTGATGTACCCCTGCCCCTAGGCTTGTGTCGAAGTTTGATAGGTCTGTCAGTGTATCTTTTAATCTTTTCTATTGTTTCATTTGTCCAGTCTGGTTGATCCAGGTAAGCATTTATGCCATCTGAACTAGGACAAATCAATACGTATTTGCCAGCAAACGCAGGCGCCTTTATTTTAATTCCAAATTTTTCAAACCTATCTGCTTTGCAGTCTTTGATGTATGGAACATGTATTGCATTCTTACACACACGCCAAAAATGATTGTTAGGTTTTAAATTACTGTTGTCAAATCTGCCAAAGTAAGGCGTGTCCGTAAACCAGTAGTTGTGGTTACGTGCTTCCAATTTCTTGACCATTTCCAAATTATTGTTTACGAATCCCCAAAACATACTGTTACCTACAGGATCTGTTTCAATTGCATTATCTAATTTTGATATTTGATCTGGCCAAGATTTCTCGACCCCGTTGAACACTTCCCATGCTTTACTTTTTTTATTGTTAAATGGTGCGTAGATTGTTAGCATCTATGAAGCCCTTTAGTTGTTGTGCCCATTGTTGATGACCTTCATGCGATGGGTGTGGGTCATTTGGACTGACCAGCAATCCTTTATCAACAATAAATTCATATTGGCTCACAGCAGGACTGAAAAACCTATCCATGTTGATCGCTTCCTTTATAACTTTAAAGTCTGTGACACCTTTATGATAAAAATCATTTGGTAGCGAATTGTACATGACGTATGGAATACGTCTCCGCTCAAAATAATTCTGTAGGTCAAAGACATTATCTAAGAAACCCATGGTGGCATTGTAATCTATATCATATCCTTTGTGACTCCTTATGAAACTAACATTATCCAAAGTCTTCCATGTCCTCCATGTGAGGCTAGTTCCCCTAATTCTACCTGCCTTGTGCCCATCGTTTGTACAGTAGTCGTTACGATTCGAACTGGACCAGCCTATCACTGCAAATTTATCTTCATTACCATTCTGTTCAAACCAGACCTTGGTGCTGAAACTTATCCTGTCATTGCCTCTACCACCCATGGCCAAATTTGCTAAATCCATTCCGTAATTTTTTGCTAGTATTTGTGAGGTGAATGTGTCAACACCGTCCTTGGGACGAGTGGTAAGAAAACTGCATCCATTTGAAAATAATATCATAGTAGTGTATTATAACATAATTATTAATAAAATGTCAGTCAAAAACATTAACTCACTGAAGTATTTCCTCGACCGTTGGGAGATGGTTGACCCAGAGTACAACTATACTGTGCCTTATCATGAGTCCATTGACCCTCACTTTACAAGTTTACCAACATTTGTAGCGGAGTTCCATGAATGTAGAGTACATACTTGCCCGTTGTTACTGACAAGAGAAAACAAACTTATCACGGAATATGTATGGAAGTTAACCCACAAACGTAGGCACAAGCCTGGCAAGAGTCACAAGATGTGGACGGAATGGAGTGATACTGTAGATCTGGAGTTACCTCCAGTGACACAAAATTTTAACGAAAGTCACACCTATGTCTGGCTTCCGATTGATGACGATACCAAGCATAATCCTTGGCATGTATGGATTGATGTCATATCTAAATTTAGACTGATAGAGAAAAGGTGGTCAACAAACTTTGCAAGATTTTGCTATATTGTTCCTAATAAGAGTCCATATTTTGAGAAAGTTTGTAAGGCATTATTTCCTGATGTAAAAATAGTTTTTATGCCGCATGGAGAAACATGGCAATTTAAACATTTGATTGTCCCAAGCATGAGTAACTCTAAAGACGGAATAATTGTGCCACCGCTGGCACCATGGCTAAGACACTTCAAAGGTCTTAATAATTTGAAAGGCGTAAAACCACATCGGAAAATTGTAGTGCTACGACCCGGAGCAAAAACTAGAAGAATGATCAACTCCGACGAATTGCTTTTAAAACTTAAAGGTTGGGAAACTGTGACATTAGAAAATTTAAGTATTGAAGATCAAATGAAAACATTTGCAGAAGCATCACACGTGTTGGCGGCACACGGTGCAGGAATGACCAATTTGTTATGGTGCCAACCAGGAACAAAAGTTATAGAAATACAAGATAGGAACATGGTACACAAGAAAGTCTATCCCTTGTTATCACACAATCTAAACTTAGACCATAAACTTTATCTAGCCGATGTTGTAGAAATACCAAGAGATAAAGGAAAAAAATTAGAAGGAGTAAAAAGATTCAGCGACATGATTAATTTCAAAATCAACATACCTGATATAATGGAGCACCTAGAATGAACCTTTCCGTGCTACAGAAAACTCCCGAATTAGTGCTGGAACCGTATCCATACTTTGTAATAGAAGATGCATTGCCACAGAATGTATATGACGATCTCGAAAAGGAATGGCCCAAAGAACAACTGTTAGCCACAGAACCATTTGACTCGGGCATATGCTACAGACTTAAAGCAGACGAAATGCTTAAACCAGGAAAAGTCTCCAGTATATGGAAAGAATTTACAGAGTATCATACCTCTGTAGCTTTCTATAAAGAAATGAAAGAAGCCTTTGGCGAGCTTATGCCTCATGTGCCAAATTTAGAAAACACTCTAAGTCCACGTGGTTGGGATAAAGGTGGTGACTGGATTGGCACTGACTGCCAGACAGTGATGCATAAACCAATCGACTTTAGTTCCCGAACTCCTCATATTGACAATCCTCGAGAGATCTATGCATTATTACTTTACATGCCGTATGCGGATGATCAAAGTACAGGTGGTGAGTTCCGCATACATAAAACAAATGATGAGATACACGAGGTCAATAAAAATGGTGGGCGAGCGGTTGGCGACAAAGCTGGTGCAATAGTAAACACTGTACCATACAAACCTAACACACTAGTTGCTTTTTGTAACAACTCAACAAAAAATGTACACAGCGTTTCTGCTAGGCAAAATGCACAGTTACATAGAAGAAGCGTCAACATCATTGCAGAATTCAATAGGGCGTCAAAACAAAAAATGTTTGAAGTAAAAGAACTTAGGAAATGAACATAGCAGGAATAAACACGACCAAACCACGTACACAAAGATATGTTGATGCTTTTGTAAAAGGTACTCCAGGAGCAAATAAAATTTATCAATTTCGAGATCTAGTAGCCTTACCAGAAGAAAATTTAACAATGTATGGAATACTGGCCGGTTCAGGTGAGATTTACAAATGGTGCGAGAAGGAAGACAAGGATTTTTATTTTATGGATCATGGGTACTTTACTAACGCCCACGATACCCCACATTGGCTAAGGATAACAAAAAACAAACACTGCCAGAACATTTTACAAGAGAGACCAACAGATAGGTATGAAAAACATTTCAAACAGGACGTTAAACCATGGAACAAGCAAGGTGGAAAAATATTGGTCCTGCCACCTACCAATGCGATCGCAAACTTCTTCAATGCAAAAGGCTGGTTAGATGACACACTTAAGACACTGAAAGAAAATACAGACAGACAGATAGATGTTCGTGAAAAGCCTTACAATCCTACAGTAGAAATGGATCATGTGGGTGCCACTGTGAAGGTAGATAAACCAACAACACACAAAGATAAAATTAATTGGAAAGATTACTATGCCACAGTGACATACAACTCCAATACCATGATTGCCAGTCTGGCAAATGGTGTACCGGTGCTATGTGACCCTAAGAATAGTGCGGCGGCACCGATATCTGAAAAAGATTTTGCAAAAATCGAAACACCACTTTATGGTGATAGGGTTGCACTGTTTTCAAGCCTAGCCTACAACAACTGGAGTTTGAAAGAAATGGCAGACGGCACAGCATGGAGAATGTTAAATGGCTGATATACCTAAACCAGACGATGCAAATATAATCGGACAAATCAGAAGGTTCGAAGAAGAATTGTTTGAGACCCAGGATTTCAAACTGTATAGGAACTACCATGTGCCTGAATATCATGTAAAAAATTCTAAAAGGGTGTTGAGCTTCGGCATAGGTGCAGACGCCCACTTTGAGAAGTTGATATGTGTTGATAATAACTCCCTTGATGTGCGTATGTTTGACCCGACTCCTGCAACCAAATTTTATATAAAAAGAATATTACAGCAGGGTGGATATCACTATTTTGCCAGCATAAGAAAAGGTGGCAAACATAGTCAAAAGATAATCAATCGCTGTCTTAAATTTTATCCTGTTGCTTATGGCCCTGTTAACGGCTTTTTTACTTTTTATCCACCGGATGGACACAAAGGTAAATGGAATGACTTACCAATTCCAGCCAGTTATTCATTGATTGACCAAGGTAACAGTTTAGAGACCATTGAAGTAGAATGCAAAAATATCACCACAATAATGGCAGAATTGGAGTGGGACAGTGTTGACATCCTGAAAACAGATGTAGAAGGACTTTGGCACGATGTTGGTAAAGAAATAGCAAACTTAGACGTGAAGTACTGGGTAACAGAGATAGAGTTGACCGTTGGCATGACGATTGAAGAGGCATTTGATAAAGTCAGGGAGCTTTACAATTTGCATCGAACAAAGTATAATATCTACATAAACAGGAAAAGATCAAAAAAAATGATGGAACTAATATTCTTTAGGAAGGACATTGATGAAAGTTGAAATATTCCGTAGGACGGTTAAGGATCGTAAACGTGGAAACAGTTATGAACTGCTTTACCATCTAAAAAAAGGTATTGAGGTCTCTGGGGATGAACCAATTATAGTTAATGAAAACAGATCAGGTCCAACCGTTGAAGGCGAAATGGTGCCCACTGCACCAATGGCGGCAATGTTTGGTTATGGTGGAGACAAACAGATGCACCACACTAAAGGTAGGCGTAGAGAACTCGCAGACAACTGCAGGGCAAAAAAAATTCCACTAATAACATTTGACGGTGGGCTCCTATCTAGTTTTGGTAATGTTTCAACATCACCTGATCATCATTTCAGAGTGTCATTGTACACGCCAATGAACGACGGCGACTTCCTATCAGATGACAGTCCTAGCGATCGTTGGGACATGTTGGTGAAGAAGTTTGATGTAAAATATGAACCATGGAGGAAATCCAACCAAGAAGATCCGATCATATTTGTTCTACAACCTAAAGACAACTGGAGCATGAACGAGCTAGATCCGATAGATTGGTTCAAAGATGTATATGAAAAAGTAAGACCCGCAACAAGTAGGAAATTTATTGTACGGCCTCATCCAAACAATGTGTCAAACATTCTAGAACGCAAGGACGAACTACCCGACGATGTTGAAATTCAATACACACAAAAAAATTTTGTCGGTGACGAAAAAAAATATTACAGATTCCATTTTCAAGAAGCCATTTCAAATGCACACGCCGTTGTAACTCATAACTCCACAGCCAGTGTCGACAGTTGTATAAGAGGTATTCCAACTTTCTGCACATCCAATCTCGCACTATGTTGGGACGTTTGTAACAAAGATTTAAACAATATAGAAACTCCCGATACTCCGGACAGGACACAGTGGGTGAATGATCTCGGGTATAAACTTTGGAGTATCAATGAGATAAAAGACGGCACAGTTTATAAAAGATTCAAGTCAAAGTTGGGTCTATAAATAGGTTGTATTATGCCACATAGTAAAAAAGCCGGGAAAGCAACCATTGTCGAATGGGTCGAACAGTTAAAAGTGCAAGGCAAACTTACACACAAGGCCGCATTAGACATAGGTGTTGGAGAAGGCGCATATTTAAATTGCCTAAAACACAAATATCAAGCAGGTGGAGACAAATACCAAACACTAAAACAAAATTGGGAAATTGACGCTGGTCCATTAAGTGAACACAGATGGACAGGTGTGGAGGTGTGGGAGCCCTACATTGATAAATTTGATCTAAGATCCAAATATGATACAATACTAAATGAAGATGTGAGGAAGTTAGACTACAACAAACTAGGGCCTTTTGATGTTGCGGTGGCTGGTGATGTTTTAGAACATATGGCGAAAGAAGATGCAGTGCAAGTAGTTGAGCAAATATTAAGGATATCCACCTACTTGTTTATTAGCATTCCTATCATACACTACCCACAACAACCAGTTCACGGTAATCCATACGAAGCACACATAAAGGACGACTGGAGCCATGGAGAGATGATGGAAACATTTCCGCAAATAATTGAACATAAAGTAGGCAGACGTGTTGGTGTGTACATGTTAGGAAATTATGAGTAGTCTCGCAGTTGTTACAACCTTTCCGCCAAACAGGTGGACAGCATATGCAAAGAGGATGTTAGAGAGTCATGTTGAATTTTGGCCTGACGATGTTGTGCTATACGCATATCACGAAGGTGTAAAACCAGATTTTAATCACAGCAAAGTAAAATTTATAAACATCGAAGAGGCCAACCCAGAGCTTGTAAAATTCAAACAAAAACACAAAGACGATCCAGTTGCCAACGGAGAAATAAAAGAAATACCAGGAGGGGTAAGACGAGACCCAAACGCAGGAAAAAGTGATAAAGGAAAGGGCTCTTACTTGTGGGATGCCGTTAGATTTGCTCACAAAACGTTTGCAGTAGATCATGCTATTAAAACAATAGATGCTGACTACATCCTATGGCTAGATGCAGACACATACACATTTAGGAAAATTACAACTGCATTCGTTACAGATTTACTACCTAGTGATAAACTTGTAAATTTTCTCGGAAGGGGTGAAAAATATCCAGAGTGTGGTTGGGTGTGCTACAACAAGAGGCACCCAAAAATAAATGAATTTATGAAGTACTGGACAGATCTCTATGTCAAAGACACCATATTCAAAGAACTAGAATGGCACGACAGTTACGTTTTTTGGCAGTGTGTGAAAAGGATAGCACCCAACGACGGTGTGGACATTGGAAAAGGTGCAGGTGCTAAAGGGCATCATGTATTCATTAACAGTGTGCTAGGTGGCTATGTTGATCACATGAAAGGTAAAAGGAAAGTGCTAGGTAAAAGTAGTAAGAGCGATCTTCGTGGCGAACGGAACGAAGCCTACTGGCAGAACGTAGAAGACTATGACCCATTTAGAGGTATTAAATTTGACGCGAAACAAGAGCAAGATATTGTGAGCAAGGTTGCAAAAGGAAGACAAGGCAACTAATGAACATAGAAATTTGGCCTGAGCACGGTCCTTTGAATTCCAAAGAAGTATTCAACAAGTTTATTGAATCATTACGTGCATCTGGAGAACAAGTTTGGGTGAACAAACAAGCACCCAATGGTGACGTAGCAGTAATCTGGAGCGTGTTATGGCAAGGCCGCATGCGGAGATACAAAGATATATGGGAGCGATACAAGAAAAACAACAAGCCTGTAATTGTTATAGAGGTGGGAGGTATTAAGAGAAATGAAACTTGGAAAATTGGTATCAACGGTGTAAACAGAGAAGCCGACTTTGCCAATGAAGTTGTCGACGGCGAACGTTGGAAAAAATTCAAGGTTGCCATTAAACCATGGCATCAGACAGGTGAAAACATTATAGTCTGTGGACAACACACTAACAGTCACCAGTGGCGGCACAATCCACCCATGTCGAAATGGTTTGATCAACAGATAACCGAAATTAGAAAATACACAGACAGGCCAATTACCATAAGGCCACATCCAAGGAATCATGTCATTATCGATACAGGCAAATATAAAGATGTAAAAATAGTAGGCCCTAAAAGAGACAACACTACATATGACGACACAGACCTTACTGAACGTTTGAAGTCGGCTTGGGCACTTGTAAGTTATTCAAGCAATCCTGCCATCACTGCGGCCATTCATGGAATACCAGTGTACGTATCTGAGGCAAGCCTAAGTTACGATATCGGCAACACGTCCTTCGACAACATAGACAATCCGCAAATGCCCGACAGGCAAAAATGGCTTAACAAGTTAGCGTACACGGAATGGTGGACAGAAGAAATACATCAAGGACGGCCATGGAAACGTATTAAGGAAAGGTTAGAGGAGAAATACTTATAATGGCACGAAACAAGGAAGTGGCCGAAATAGAATGGCAAAAGTACGTTGGTGAAGAAATCATTGTGAACACAATTATACGTCAAGGGCAACGCATACACGAAAAAAAATTCTTCGAAGACAAAGTCCAAGCAGTGCCAAGAGGAAATGCATACTGCATAGGCAATGGACCATCACGTAAAGATTTTGATCTGAACAAATTAAAAGCAACAGGACAGACGTATGGATGTAACGCTTTATACAGAGATTTTATCCCGGACTTTATATTCAGTGTCGATGCAAAAATGACCGCACAGATGTGCTTGGACAGAGTAGGACGCCAGACTATACATTACGCTCCCTCTCTCGAAGTGAACAGAAGGCATGCGAAAGGAATGATACATCTTATTCCAAACAATCCACACTGGATCTCAGGCAACCAGGCATTCTGGACAGCAGGAGTCCACGGCCACAAAAACATATATCTGTTAGGATATGATTTCAGAGAATACGGTAAAGACCAGTTGAACAATATCTATCAAGAAACGGAATGTTACGGCGAAAGGCATGCTGATACAATTTTTGATGGCTGGCTGAAACAGTTCCGCGACATGTTGAAGATGAGACCTTATGTCAATTACACGGTGGTGCATGACAATCCGCCGGACTACTTAAACTATTTGCAAACCGGCACAGACTTAGGTAATAGTAAGATTATAAGTTATGCTGAGTTTGATAAGGTTCTAACACCTAGTCAGACCTAGTCCTGCGTTTTTAAATTTATTTTTCCAAGCAAAAAAGTTTGCATTGTGGTTTGAATAAGGATCTTTCAGCCATGTCATTTGGTAAAGATGTACCATTTCGTGGGCCAGTGTTTCTATAAAATCTTTCCACGTAGGAAACTTACAGTGTAGTTCGATGTAGAACTCTACATCTATATGATACGGTATAACTCTCTGATCAAATTTGCCTTTTGGAGTCTTCCTATTGTCCCAATTGGCGACACATCTGCCCCAGTCTTTGTGTAATTTTTTAACTTGTAGCTCCACCATTGGTAATCTACTGTTGAATAAGCCTCTGTTTATTACTCTGAACCATTGGTATACTTGCTGTTGTGTGGGTTTGAATCCCACAACGTTTTTGTGTCTGGTTAGAGTATTCTCCAATTTGACTTTTAGTTGTTTCCGAGCATTTACTTTTTTACTTTTACTTTTTTTCATGGTTGACTATATTACCAATTATGCTATAATATACTAATAATTATCTAAATTACCAGGATTGAAAATGCACTCAGATATGCCAAAAACCATTAACGAAGCACTTAAAATACTAGCATATAATGATTATTTTTGGGTAAATTCTTCAATGTTGGGAAATATAGGCGTAATCAAGCCACACCCCAAAGATTACGAGACAGTCAGATCACTGGCAGAGTCACAATATCCATGGACCGAGAAACAGGCCAGATTGGCACTTGTTATATTGAAACGATATCTAACAAAGTTTCAAGCCCACGGCATGGACATCAAAAAGTTGTTAGACAAACCAAAGTACGATGACGAGTTTCGTGTAATAAGTTTTGACAAGTTGATTGAAAAATACGTTGACGAGGATAATGTAACTAAAATAGAAATGCGATTCCCTTACAATAAGAAAGTTATACAACTGATACGTTGCATGAAGGACAGACGTGATTTGCCTGGAATGTATGCTGTGTACGATGGCGAAAAAAAGAAATGGACTTTTTTACACACAGATGTTACCGCTTACTATCTTACATTGATAGCAGTGCGATATGATTTTAAATTCACTGACGACAGCCTTCTTAACGATTATGAGCAGATCAAAAAGGAGATCGCAGGACATCGTAAGCCAACAGCCAGTCTAATAGCAGGCGAAATTGTTTTAAGAGATGCCGCTGAGTCGTTACAAGATTATTGGCAACAAAATATGAAAAATAAATCTGCATTAGAACAAGTTGACTCTTTGAAGAACTTCTATATATCAACCACCCACATAGATGTTCCTGCACAAACAATGATAGGAAAGAAAATTGCCCATAACAATTACCACAAGTTATGGATAGATTCAAAGGCCTTTAACAAAAAAGAAGTTGTAAAAGGACTAATTGAATTAAACTGTTTTCCTTTGATAATGCCAGTAAGCGGTGATATACACATGGAAGATGACGTAAAAAACTTTTGGGAATGGATGAATGCTTTCAAAGATAATGGCATAGACATACTGAATGAGTGTAGTTGGGGTTTTGATGTTAAAGAGCCCATTTATAAAAAAGACATAGATCGCCATAACAGTGACAGAACCTATCTACTTGATAACCAAAAATCTGAAGAGTTTTTTGAGAACTTGTATGAGCTACACCAAATGAGTAAACAATTTAAACTTATAAACAATGAGACGAAAATAATATTTGTTAGAAACAGAATACCACGTGCATTAATTAAAAGCAAGATAAAACCAAAAGCAAGTCTGGTTGCTTTAGGCGGCGGTTATTATGCCACAGGCACAGATAATCTAAAAAGACTTCTTGAGAATCTTCCAAAAAAGTTGTATTATAGTGATCACCAACCGAGTAGTTGGGATTGGCATGATCATATTATAATAAAACTTTAAAATGAGCAGTTGTAAACTAGTAATAAAAGACGAAGTAAACGTAAAATTTGAGAATCTTTCTTTGGAGTGGAGGAAGAGATTAACAAATAAATTCAAATACGAAATTCCATACGCAAGACATTTGCCAGCGGTCAAGTTAGGTAGATGGGATGGTAAGGTAAGTTTCTTCGGACTAGGAGGAACCACTTATCTTAATCTTGTTGATCAAATACTGCCAATCCTCGAGGAAGGTGGAGTTTACGTGGACTTCGAGGACAAAAGGACACAGCACAACTTTGAATTTAAAAGAGTTGACAAAGATTACCTTTCCCATATTACATGGCCGGAGAATCACCCCGCGGCGGGACAACCAATAGTACTGAGAGATTATCAAGTAGAGACGATCAACAAGTTTATAGAAAATCCACAATGTATACAAGAAATTGCCACAGGAGCAGGAAAAACTATTATCACAGCGGCGTTGTGCCAACTAGTTGAACCATATGGCAGGACTCTCACAATAGTTCCAAACAAAAGTTTAGTAACACAAACAGAAGAAGACTTCATTGCGTGTAATTTAGATGTTGGTGTATACTACGGTGACAGGAAAGAACTTGGAAGATTCAACACTATAGCCACATGGCAATCGTTGAATGTTCTAGAAAAGAAAAGCAAGGACGAACACACAACAGACTTCTTGGAGGCAATACAAGGTATCAACACCGTCATAATTGATGAAGTACACATGGCGAAAGCAGATGTATTAAAAAGATTGTTGACAGGTCCGTTTGCACATTGTGGCATCCGTTGGGGTTTGACTGGGACTGTGCCAAAAGCAGACTATGAATTTATGGGTTTGAAATGTAGTATCGGCGACGTTACAAACAGAATCCAAGCAAGTGAACTACAGGACAAAGGAGTGTTGGCCAACTGCCATGTAAATGTTTTACAGACACAGGATCATCCACAGTTTAAAACTTATGGCGAAGAATTAAAATGGTTAACCACAGACACAACACGTATGTCATGGGTAGCAAAAACAATACAAGACATAGCAACATCAGGAAACACACTGATACTGGTGGACAGAATATCGGCGGGAGAAATACTTGAAAAGAAAATAAAAGATGCAGTGTTTGTTTCTGGATCAACAAAAAACACAGATAGAAAGGAACAATATGATGAAATATCTACTAGCCAAAATAAAGTTATTATCGCCACATATGGAGTTGCCGCTGTTGGTATTAATATTCCTCGTATTTTCAATCTTGTTCTCATAGAACCTGGAAAATCATTTGTTAGGGTAATACAGAGCATAGGGCGTGGGATAAGGAAAGCAGAGGACAAAGACAGTGTACAGATATGGGATATTACCAGTAGCTGTAAGTTTGCAAAGCGTCACCTGGGTGCAAGGAAAAAGTTTTACAAAGAGGCAAATTATCCGTATAATATAGAAAAGATAAATTATGAAAATCCTTACATTAGAAAATAGAACCTACGCATTGGAAAAGATACCCGAATGGGTTGATGAAAATTTAAGATTTGCAGTTTTAGATAATTCTGATCCTGCCAACCCAGACTTCTTTTACATTCCACTGATATTTCTCGAAAGTTTTAATGCACCTGCGGCAGTGTTGGAGATCGGTCCACACAAAATTAAAATGCCCCTTGACTGGAAAATGTTGATAGGGGAAGCAGGACAATCTGAGATGCACGTCCTTCCTATAACTAGTTTAAACGACAGGGGGTTTGACGCTTTTACATTCAACCCGTTGTCTAGCCCTAAGCCTGATTTTTATCCCATCGACGTAGTTGATATCTACTCTGAAGTCAAATGGTACTTTCCAAAAATAAAGTCAGGACAGATGTTGGCAGTGCCATTGAATAATGGGCCAAAACCAATGTGTGCCTACTTTGTAAAAGACATATCAAGGCAGTGTGAACAGGTGGACTATGGCTCCGTCTGGTAGAAAAACAATTACAATAGACGCTCCAGTTATTATAACCAGCAACAGAATCGCTGTTTGGATGGACGAGGCGTGGATGCATAACTTCTTTGATTTTATTAGAAAAAATAAATTCCAACTTTCAGGTATGAATCACATGCAAAATAAAATAAAATTAACATTTGTAAATGCAAAGGAATGCACAATGTTTGGATTAAAATATGCCGGTAGAAAAAAATAGAAAATTCTTTGATCTGAGAAACGGGCTCAAGGCCGTTGACTTTAGAAACAAGGACTACTTTGACAGGATTGATGACAAAGAGAAATCATTGTACTCACCATACATGCTGATGAGGTACGTGTCCAGCACATCGTCGAAAGATCAGTTTTACGTAGAACACTACATTGAAATGGTTAACGAGTGTGTCAACAAGCATTGTTTTACGCTGGGCAAACACAAAAAACTACTTTGGATACTTACAGCCATGTGTGGGTCATTGCAACAACAGTTTCATCCGTGGGTCAAGCCAATGAAACGTGTGCCTAACAAAAGCCTCAAGAAATTACAACAGATATATCCTACATGGAAAGAAGCAGATCTAGAAACACTAGATAAAATAATCACAGACAGAGAACTAGAAGAACTGATAGAGGCCCATGGCATCAATGAATAAATGCACTTACTGTGGCAAAGAATTTGCAAAGGAAAGGACACTACAAGTACACTTGTGTGAACCAAAGAGAAGATATCTGCAACGTGATGAGAAGTGGGTTGTGAATGCGTTCATGGTGTTCCAAAGGTTTTATCAGATACATCAACACAATTCAAAACCAAAAACATACGACGACTTTGTAAAGAGTTCTTACTACAACGCTTTTGTAAAGTTTGGACGATTCATTATGCATATTAATCCATTGTATCCGGACAAGTACATAGACTATGTCCTACAGTCAAAGGTCAAGTTGGATCATTGGTCTCGAGATGATCTTTACGAACTTTATCTCATAGAAGCATTAAAATCAGAACCCGTCGAAGCGGCACTACAGAGAAGTATAACGACTATGATGGACTGGGCCACGGAACAGAATGCACAATGGTCAGACTACTTTAGATTGGTCAACACCAACAGAGCTGTGCAACATATACAGCAAGGAAAGATAAGTCCATGGCTACTGTTAGGTTGCAGTGCGGGGAAAAGGATGTTAAAATCATTCAACGACGAACAATTACAAATGATAGAAAAATTTATAAATCCAAGTTTCTGGCCAAGCAAGTTGAAGAGCTATCCAGCAGACCACATGTTGGTACAAGATACAGCAAGGGAGGCCAAGATTGTCTAAGATAGATTTAGAGATAGCAGAAAATTTAGAGTTCGAAGAAGGGGATTGTGCGGTGACTATAAAAAAAGATGGATCGATTGGTAAAGTGATAGTGCCAAAAATGAACACAGAGATGTTGAACAGTGAAGGCTACAAGGCCTTACTAGAAGTAGTAGAAATACTACAACCAGGATCAAAAGAAAAGTTTATAAAACACAACGAAAGCGAGAAAGGTAGTGTACACTAATGCCTGATGTAGACATAGATTTCTTTGACAGGGACAAAACGTTGAAACTGTTCAAGCACACACCTGCATCAATGATAAAAGATGGAAAATCTGAAAAACACAAGACTGGAGTGTACTTCCATGCCGTCCCGGAACATCCGGTGACAGGACATGCATCACTGGATTACAAGAATGCAGAGGCCAGAGGATATTTCAAGATAGACTGTTTAAACGTTAACATCTACAAGGAAGTTAAGTCAGAACAAGAACTTGTAGAACTTATGATACAAGATCCAGATTGGGACATGTTGAAGGATCCAAAAATAGTTGAAAAACTTTTTCACCTAAACGGTCACTTTGGTATAGTGTCCAAACTAGAACCAAAGACCATAGAACAACTTGCGGCTGTGCTGGCTATCATACGTCCTGCCAAAAGAACACTGATGTACAAGGAGTGGGAAGACATCACAAGAGAGGTTTGGACAAAACCAACAGACGGATCATACTTCTTTAAGAAATCACACGCTGTGGCATATGCACAAGCAATAGTTGTACAGATGAATTTGATCAGCAGAGCTAAATATAGTTTTGATGCACCACAGCAAAGTTAAAAAGCTCAAAAAAAATCTCCAACCCAAAATAGTAGACCTGTCAGATAACGGACCAATGACCGGTGTTGACTTTGTAAAACATCTAGATTTTATATGGCGTGATAAAAGCAAGAGGCCAATTAAGGTGTTGAACAAGGAATATCAAATGAGTCAAAAGTGGATACGCTATGAACTGCCACAGTGGCAGAAGATTTGGCACCCACGTGGTATCAAGATTAGATGGGATCGCAGACAGCGGTCTTTTTTTTTGAGTGTTGTTAATATTAAGTAGGACGTCTAACTAATTGGATAGTTCTTCTCTTTACACGTTTCTTTGAAATTTCAGAAAGTTTAACTGTTGGTCCATGGACTATTTCAATATCTTTGGAGTTCAGAGTCACTAGTGTGTGACGGAAATAACGAAATTCACCCTTTAGGAAGATATTAATTGGTAATTTACGATTAGATTCATGCCACCAAGTCTCGCCACATTTCAAATATTTTATCTTGTCCTGGGGCATCATTAGTCTGCTATAATCATAGAAACTAATGACATTGCTGTCCTCGTTCTGTATTATTCCAACAAACTCCAGATCGCCTTTTCTTATTAGGCTCAAAAAAGGAAATTTGTCTCTCAGCGTGTTAAAAATCTTGTTCATTTTATATCTATAAATACTGTTAAATATGTACTATGCAAACAGTTCAAAGGTATTTACTATCACAACTGGTAATCGCTTATGTAAGTGGTTATCACGGGAGGAATTCTAACGTGTACGACAGACGCTTAACACTGCACAGAGGGGTATCCAACCCCGTTACGTTCACATTCAAGAACGAAGACCAGAAGGCACAGGACATCACATCCAAGACCTATGAATTCAATATGATCGATTCAGAGAGCAAAGAAGCCGTGATTACAAAGACACTGACCATTTTAGATGACGGATCAACTACCAGCACAAAAGGTGACGCTAGTTGTACCATCACTGAAGGCGATCTATTGCCATTGGATGCTAAATTTTACAACTTTGCAGTTAGAGAGGTTAAGTCGGATGGTAGCAGGGAAATTACATATTCGGACACAGGCTATGCGGCCGCTGGCACAGTTGAACTTCTTGACGGAGCTTATCCTGAATTTGTAGCAAGTACGACCGTTTCAACTTTCTCAAGTGGCGGACCACTTGCATATGTGTCTGGATCGATAGATGCACGTCCAGGAATAAACAATAACAAGGCATTACACACTATTGCTGTGTACACAAAAAACTTTACAGGAGCATTGAGAGTACAGGGTACAATGAGTGCTTCACCTAGTGAAACAGATTACTTTGACATTACCATGGAAGATGCAGGATCGCCAGCCAATTCTTTCACTGACTCAACCACAGTTACCAATTTCAACTTTACTGGTGTTTACCACAGTGTAAGATTTGCTTGGGGCAACAGCTCTAGTAACACTGGTGTGATTGACAAAATCCTATATAGACAGTAAAATAATATAGATTATGAATCTTATACAGAATACAATTCTGACTAGTCTTCCTGCGAACAGAAAGAAAACACCAAGCGGTTGGATAAGTTTTAACGCACCTTGTTGTGTGTACAATGGCGAGACTGCTGACAAAAAGAAACGTGGAGGGCTAATGACCAGTGCAGACGGAACTGTGAGTTACCATTGTTTCAACTGTGGATTTAAATCAAGTTATGTCATTGGTAGGAAACTGACTTACAAG